AGTCATGGGAAGCTCAATATGAGCTATTAATTAAATCTGCGCAGACTGAAGAAGCCCGCAAGCGGTTTAATGAAGAGGCGTATAAACAATGAATTATCTGGAATACGCTTTGGTAATTGCAAATCAAATTCCTGTGGACAAATCGTCTACGGCATTTCAGGCATTTCTTCCATCAACTATAGATTATGCAGAACAACGTATTTACAGAGAGTTAAATCTTTTATCAACTCGCATTCGTAATTCTTCGTCAAATTGCACTGCAAATAATCGTTCATTTACTCTTCCTACAAATCTTGGGACATTTATAACGGTTACAGAAATAAGCATAATTACTCCAGTTGGAAGCACAGCCGCAAATGGAACGAGAAACGTTCTTATGTCTGCGGCAAAAAAGCTTGTTGATGTTGTTGCTCCCACAAATACAGCGGTATCTGCATCTCAGGTGCCGTCCATGTATTATATGCTTGATCAGCAAACTGCTATATTCGGACCATCTCCGGGAGCTGCCTTTAATGTTGAAGTTACGGGAACAATTCGTCCGGCTCCATTGTCGGCTACAAATACGACGACATTCCTGACAACAAATTTACCGGATTTGTTTGTCGCCGCCAGTATGGTATACGCCGGAAACAACATGAGGGATTTTGGCATTGAGGCCGGCAACGCTTCAATTGCCCAATCCTGGGAGCAACAATATCAGGCATTGTTCGCCTCCGCCAATGCGGAAGAGACTCGCAAGCGCTATAATCTGGAAGTTAGCCAATGAGCATGAATTATACCTCATACACGCTTAGGCTTGCTTCGTTTATAACGACCAATCCGGACAATGTTGACTATACTGTTTTGATACCGTCAACTATAGATTATGCAGAACAACGCGTTTACCGCGAACTGGATTTATTATCCACAGTTGTAACAAATGACACAGCTTCAACGACTGCCGGAAACAGGAATTTCACACTTCCTACGGGTCTTGGAAAATTTGTTACTGTCCAGACCATTAATATCATTACGCCTGCTTCTACTGCGCCAAATAGCGGAACGCGTCGCCAGCTTACGCCTGTTGATAGGCGCTATCTGGATGCTGTTTGGAATAGCTCAACGGGAGCTACTGTTCCAAAGCACTTTGCCATGAATGATCAGGACACGATTATTTTTGGACCTTGGCCCGATGCTACATATCGTGTTGAGGTTGTAGGAACTATTAGACCCACGCCTTTGTCTTATAGCAATCCTACGACATTCCTTACGAATTATCTTCCTGATCTGTTCTTGTCGGCAAGCATGGCGTTTTTTGCTAAAAATTTACAAGATAAGGGCGTAGGAACGGCAAATAATGCCGAGTTTTGGGATAATAATTATAAAGAACTATATGCTTCTGCCAATGCTGAAGAACTCAGGAAAAAATTTGCCGGACCGTCATGGACATCTATGTCTTCTGTTAAGCCTCCGGAGAGATGAAATGTTAAATCCGGAAAATATTAAAGAAATATTTAATTATAATCCAGAAACAGGCGATCTTACTTGGCGTCAACGTATTGGTGGAAGAACTCTCGGCAAAATCGGAACATTAGACAAAGATGGCTATTTAATATTTTTAATGAATTACCGAAAAAATAGGTATTGTGTTCATAGGGTTATTTGGGCTTATGTTCATGGAAAATGGCCTAAAGATCAGATTGATCATATTAATGGGATTAAAAACGACAATAGATTATGCAATTTGAGACAGGCTAATACGGCAGAAAATATGAGAAATGTTGGAAGGCAGTCTCATAATACTAGCGGAATCAAGGGCGTTTCATGGCATAAACTTCGCGGGAAATGGCGTGCAGATATCAAGGTGAATCAGAAACAAATCTGGCTTGGTAATTTTGATTGTTCTGCGGCTGCATCATTTGCGTATCAGATAGCTGCTGATAAATACCACGGAAAATTTGCGAGGTCTTTCTAATGCCATTTGAGACACTTCGCATTGTGCCTTCTGTCGATCTGGAAAAAACCCTTGCGGACAATGCTGCCGGCATTTCCTTTTCCAATTTCATCCGCTGGCGCGATAAATTGCCTGAAAAGCGTGGCGGATCTGTATATTTTAATAATAGTTCAGCGACATATGGCGTTGTCCGGGCGCTTCATGCCTGGCAGGGTTTGAGCAATTTTAAATTTCTTGCAATTGGATCAACAACGTCTTTAACAATCTATTATTTTAACACAACAACAAATACATGGATTACAATTCCTATTACGCCCAAGTCATTAACGGTAGATGTATCTCCTACTATTGTAAGTCAAAATGCAACAACGCTTTCAGATACAAGGGTATTTGTTAATGATGTTGGACGAAACGTCACGCTATATTGCACAGTAATATTTCAAACACAGGCTTCTGTTCCACCTTCTGGATCATTTGGTTCAAATGGCGCGAATTTTGGATGCTTTTTGCCTTCAAAAGGATATCAGATAAATAATCTGGTTACTGCAAACATATATGAAATAACGGGAACAAACGGACATGTTGGCGCTCCTTCTACGGGATTGGTTCCTCAATTTGTCACCGCAATTAACGATGGAATAGTAAGAGTTAATTTGCAGGGCCATACCTATGCTGTTGGCGATGCGGTAGATTTTAATGTTTCCACAACGGTTGGCGGAATACCGATTTTTGGTAGATATATTGTTACAGAATCCGTTATTACTGCTACCTCAGGTTCGTATCCTAGTCCCAATGTTGGTTATTTCAAATTTAGGGCTCAACAAAACGCTACTTCTACTCAAACTGCCTCAATGAATGGCGGAAACCTAAAACTTACCTATTGGGACACCAATAACAGCATTTCCGGATCAACTTCAGTTATAACAACGGATTGGTGGCTAGATAATTGGGGCGAGACGTTAATAGCCAATTATGTTGATGGTCCAATTTTTACATGGAACGTTGCTTCTCCTAACTTTTTTGCCCAGATGATATCAAATGCGCCTGTTGTAAATTTCGGGTGCTTTGTTGCAATGCCTCAACAAATGATTATGGCCTGGGGATCGACATACACATCATTTCAGGATCCTTTGCAAATTCGTTGGTGCGATGCCGGAAACTATGACGATTGGACGCCTACAACAATAAACCAGGCTGGTGGATTCAGAATACCGACCGGCTCCAAGCTTGTGCGAGGCATCCAAGGACCGGCACAGCAATATTGGTGGACGGATATTGATTTATATGTTTCTCAATATGTTGGCCCGCCGTTTGTGTTTAATTTTAATAAAATCGGTTCTGGATGCGGGCTGATTGCGCCAAAAGCTGTTGGGCAACTTGGCCCTACGCTTTACTGGATGAGCCAAAAACAGTTTTTTGCTGTTTCCTCAACCAGTGGCGTTCAGCCAATACCTTGTTCTGTCTGGGATTATGTATTCCAGAATCTTAATGAAGGTCATGTAGATAAAATTCGCTGTGCGCCTAATTCACAATTCAATGAGATCACATGGTTTTTTCCCGCTGTAATAGGAATGGTAACATCTGTCGCAAATAATGGAACCGGAAATTTAAGAGTTACACTATCAAGTTCTGCGCGAACGATTGTTAATGGTGAAACTGTTACTTTATCAGGGATGAGCGTGCCTGCATACAACGGATCATTTGCAATAAGCAATGTGGTTGGCAATTCTTTTGACATTACTACTGTTGCATTTACAACTACAGCTACTGGCATATGCTCATCTACTGAAAACGATTCATATGTGACCTATAATGTTCTTTACAATGAATGGGATGTTGGCAAGCTTGCTCGTTCCGCATGGGTCAACCAATCAATATTTGGCGCTCCGCTGGCTGCTGATACATCGGGAATTATTTATCAACATGATAATACTGGCGTTTATAATCTCGGAAATGATAATATTATAATAAACGCGTATTTTGAGACTGGTTACTTTTCAATCACAAACGGCAATGATCTTGTCTTTGTTGATTGGATGCTTCCGGATATGAAGTGGGACACCTACGATGGCTCCCAATCGGATGCGACAATTAAAATCAGTTTTAACGTCACTGATTATGCCGGAGATACGCCAACGCTTTACGGGCCGTTCACCGTGACAAAGGCGACGCCATACATTGAGCCTCGATTTAGAGGAAGGTTCATGCAGATTATTGTTGAAAGCGAAGATTCGGATAGTTTCTGGCGACTAGGCTCAATCCGATATCGCTTTGCTCCAGCAGGTAGGCGATAATGTCACAAGACGCAATTAACGCATCCGCTCAAAATGCAGTTGTTGCCATAAATGCTCTTAATAAATTTATTGACACAATATCTGTTTCGCTTGTTGCGTCTACGGCCACCTTGGCTGACATTAATCTAAAACAATTTGGCACGACAAATAGCTCAGCTTTAGTCGGACCATCAACGCTTCCTCTTATACAAACAAATATATACGATGGTACTGGGACTTTGGTTCGAATATCGGTTATCAAAGACGGCACAAGTCAGGGTTATATTTACGACAGAGATGTAATTGTTGCGACAACGCAATATCTTTGTGCCATACCCAACACCATAGGCATTTATGAAGTCCACTTACGATTTAGCACTGGACTGGTCATTGAGCCTGGGTTAGATCAAACTGTTCTTGTCTCTTACTCTCCAGACTGAGAATAATCATGCCTCTCCAAAAGGGTAAAAGTCAAAAGGCGATTTCTGCTAACATTTCCGAACTGGTTCATTCGGGACGCCCGCAGAAGCAAGCAATTGCCATCGCCCTGGACACGGCCCGCAAAGCTATGGATCGTGGCGGCGGAGTGCCAAAACATGTCGCCAAGAGAGTCGTGCATGAAGGGCCGATTAATGTGGCAATACCTGGCCGCACAGACAGGCTCCCGGTGCATGTCTATTCCGGGTCTTATGTCATTCCGGCGGATATTGTGTCAGGTCTTGGAGAGGGCAATACGCTGGCCGGGAATGATGTTATTCGTCGTATGTTTTTTCATGATTCCAGCCCGCTCAAGAGAGCCAAGGGCGGTCGGTCCATGATGACTGAAAAATATGGACTGCATGGCTATTACCACAATGACACGCGAAAGATCGTACCCTGCATTGTTGCCGGCGGAGAGTTCATCATTCCTCCGGAAGTCGTAGAGGAATTAGGCGAAGGCGATATGGATAAGGGCCACGCCCTTCTTGACTCGTTTGTTAAGTCTCAAAGACGTAAATTGCGTCAAAAGCTCGCTAAATTGCCTCCGCCCGCGCAGGATTAGTCTACGATGAAATTTGATGATTGCCCGGATGTTCGGATTGCCCAGCAGTCTGATGAGGAAGAGCTTGTCCGGCTGGCTCAAATGGCTGCCGAAGAGGATAATCAAGGCACATTTGACATAGATAAAGTCAGGTCTGTTCTTAATCTTCATTTCCATAAAGCCGGTGGGATCATTGGCGTTATAGGAAATCCGGGCCAGAAATTAAAAGCTTTTACACTGTTAGCAATTACCCAACCATGGTATAGTTCAGATGGTCAGGTTCAGGAATTGTCATTGTTTGTTGACCCTGACCACAGAAAAACGGATTATGCCAAGCAGTTGATGGTATTCAGTAAAAAAACATCGGAAGCTCTTAATCTTCAGCTTTCTATTGGCGTTATAGCTAATGAAAAGACTGAAGCAAAGGTTCGTTTGTATCAAAGGCAATTCCCACAGGCGGGAGCCTTTTTTCGTTATAATCCGCAGGCTTAGGGAATAGAATTATGCCGCAGACGACGGGCCAGAATTGGGGCATTTACAACCAGACATACACGCCAGCGGCGCAGACAGATATTTTCAATGCCATGCGTCGGGCGCAGGATGTCTCGCAGCTTCCGTTTCAGCCGTATCTTGGCCAGACCGTCGCGGGTTTTGCGCCGTCCGAAATTGCCGCCATGCGCGGTATTTATGGCTTGCAGGGATATTATGAGCCTTATGGACAGCAGGCGACGACTTTACTTGGTCAGGCCCAGGCATATGCCAATCCAAATGACCCCAGATTGCAGCAAATCCTTGGCGCGCAAATACCTACGTTTTCTCAACAAGCTGTTCAGCAATATTATAGTCCATATCAGAAAAATGTCATCGACGCTACGATGGCCAATATTGCCCAGGAGAATTTGCGCCAGCAAAATGATCTGACTGCTCGCGCTATCCAACAGGGCGGATTTGGAGGAGACAGAACTGGTATCGCAAGGGCTGAGTTAAATCGTCTTCAGAACCTACAGAATGCCCAGACGCTCTCTCAATTGCAAAATCAGGGTTATGCCCAGGCATTAGGAGCATTTCAGCAACAACAGGATTTTGCAAGGCAGAAGCAGGCTCAGGATTTTGCTCAATATAGTGCGGCAAGAAACGCCGCTATTCAGGCTGCTCAGCAGGGCGCTTACTCATTAGGACAGCTTGGCCTTCAGGGCCAGCAAGCCGGTATGCAGGGCATTCAGGCGCTTATGGGCGTTGGCCAGATGGAGCGCGCGCTTGGTCAGGCGCAGCTTGAGGATCAGTTCAAGCGTTATATGACTGCCATGGGCTATCCCTGGGAGACCGCGCAGTGGCTTGCTTCTATCGTTGGCTCTCTTGGACCGCAGGCTGGTGGCACAACATCTGGTGTCAGCTTCGGCGGATCCAGCCAGCAGACGCCAAGCCCTAGCCCGATTTCATCAATAGCTGGTCTGGCGACAAGCGGCCTTGGGGCCTTGCTCAAGCTGTTTCCTGGAGCCGGATTCAAGGACGGTGGCCGCGTTGGCAAGGCTGATGGTGGTGGATTTGGTGAAATTCAGAGCCTTGGACTTGAAAGCCCGTGGTCCGGATTTGACCCTCGCCGGTTGAACGAAGAGAAAATGCGGCAATGGGTTTCTCGCCTTGATGTTGATGAGGCGGTTAAGGACCAGTTGCGTGAACGCAGTTGGCTTAATCCGGATGAGACCTATGAGCCTTATCAGGATGAAGAAGAAGACCGTTCATTTTTGATGAGCCATGGCGGTCGCGCGGGTTATAAGGCTGGGGGCCGTCCATATGAGGGAGGGTCTTCTTATATTGAGTCTGATACTGTTCCCTATATTGACAAGCTAGAGCTTGCGCCTCCCAAGGCTCCGACGATTCCAAATCCCAAAAAGCCCGAGGCTCCTGAAGTCGGGAAGCTGGAAGGCGATGATAGTTTTGGCGATCTGGGCAAGATGATCGGGTCGCTGGGAACAAATGTTTCAAAATATTTCTCGAAGGGAAGCTCTAATCCTGCCGCAGCTATTACGGCTGACGAAGCTAATACTGAGTCTGAAACAGCCTCAGAAGAGCAATATGGCGGTCGCGTCGTAAAGGCCGATGGTGGTGGATTTGGAAATTGGCTCTCTTCGCTCCGTCAGGCTGGCAGCCCGACTGCTCCATATTTGCAAAATCAGGCCTCACAGCCACGACCGATGATCTCCAATATTGGAGATTTGTATAAATTTGCTTTCGGCAGAGAAGCCGATCCTGAAGGAGCAAGGTTCTGGCAGCAACAGCAGCAAGCTGGCATGTCTCTTGGGGATATTGCAAAGAATATTCTTTCCTCTCAAGAGGCAGTTTCAAGATACGGGCAAGAAAACATCGGCGGATTGCAGGATGTTTTTAGTAAATTTACTTCTACGCCCGCTGCGCCAGGATCTGTTTCTCCGTTCCAGACGCTTTTGACGACTGGCGGCGCGCCGGTAGTAAATCCTGATGGAACGCCTGTTACGCTGGAGGATGTTCAGACTCCATCCGCCGTTCAGGGACCGCCCGGACAGGGTCCGTATTCAGAAGGCGACATTGCAGCGGCGGGACAGATTTCTCCGCCTGATGCCGGATTGATGATGATGGTGGGCAAGAATCCGATGCTTGCCGTTGTTATCAATCAACAACAGCAAGAGAAGCAGGCTGCGGCCAATCGCAAGGTCGCAGAAATGCGCGCCTATAATAATCAGGTTTATAATGCGCCGAGGTCTCCTATCGGATACTTTATGAACCTGGATTACAGGACCATGAGCCCAAGCGGCCTGTTTGGCTTCAATCCTATTTCTCCTTACTATTCTCCTATTGTTCCCACGGCTATCAAGAGAAATGCCGGTGGCAAGGTCGAAGAGCCGCGTCCCGGACTTGATCTTGGCGGTATTTCCAGACTTCCAGGGCAGACATCTTCAATGATGACCGGACCTGCCTCGCAGACATCATTCTCGACTAACCCTCCGGGTTACAACCCGAATGCCTATGGGCCGTATCGTGAGAGCGGTGGCCGTGTTGGCATGAGGGATGGTGGAGATCCTTCAGTCATTGATCGGATTGCGAGAGGCATTGCTGCGATAGAAAGCGGCGGCTCCAAAAACCCATACGCTGTCGTCGGCGCAAGAAGCCGTAAAGGTGATCGTCCGTATGGCAAATATCAAATTATGGGCGCAAATATCCCGTCATGGGGTCGCGAGGCCGGGTATCCTAATCTGACCGTCCGCGAGTTTCTGTCTAATCCTAAAATCCAGGAAGATGTTGCGAGAACCCAGTTCGCCAAAATATTGGCCAAGAGCGGCAGTCCGAATGCCGTTGCTGGCGAATGGCTAGGCGGCCCAGGTTGGAGACGAAACAGAAGCGCCGATGTTTTGGGAACAACTGTTCCGGAATATATCCGTCGCTTTGCTCGCGCTTATGGATCTCCAACTGATGTTGTGGCTTCTTCGCGCCCTGCCTCCCAAACTCCTGTCAGAATCGCAAAAGTCCGACCGCTGACTGGCGAACGTGTTGGCTCGGCAACATCTTCTGCGGCTCCCGTTTCAGCCGCCGATGCTCAATGGGAAAACCGCACGCGGTATGATTACAGCAAACCTTCGGCTGAGAGGGTTCCGTCTGCGGGTTCTACCGTCGCCGCTCCAGCCAAAAAGGGTTTTAGCCTTTCTGATTTGAACCCGATTGGATCAGCACAGGCTGCCGAAGCTTCTGGTTCGACACTTTCTCGAATTAATCCAGCTGATCCATCTGGACCCTTGCTTCCAGCTGGAGAATATAACGCTCCGCGCATAATGACCGATTCTGAAGTCACCGCTGCCGTTGGTCGCGGTGAGAAGATTAATTATGATGAGAATGGCAATCCAATAACGCTTAATGTTGGAACCCGTAAGCATGGTCTGCTTCATGGCCGCATGGGACCGGAAATGCCTGTTTCTGAAGCTTCCGAAAAGCCTATGTTTGCTAAGCCCGAATTTGCAGCCCCCAATCTAGCCATCCCGGATATGAAATGGCCAGGTCTTAATCCTCATCCTCTTTCAGAGCCTAAAAATGAAGGATTTGACGCTGTTGCTCAAAGAATGCGTGGTCTGAGCGGAACCTATGCTCCGGGTGTCACAGAGCAAAAATCCCTCTACACTGATTTTGGAAATCTTATTCCTGATCGGGATATGCTGGAGGAGACGCCATACGCCCAGACCATGGTTGGCTCTCCGATGAGCATGAGCATTTGGGATGGGCTCGGATTTAGTGAGCCTTCCAACGATGTTGTCTCTGAAGAACCCGCCAGGGCCAAGCCGCAAGCTGCTCCGGCATCGGAAAAACGAGAGCCTGAAAAAGGTCTCTATTTCGGTGATTTCCGGGATTACGAGCCGTGGAAGTCTGATCCGATCGGCGGCTTCTTTGATGAGCTTATGGGCGAAAAGCCGCAGAGCAAAACGATGGGCAAGCGCCCGGATGTAAACTCCGGAGACGGACTGGGCTTCCTTGAGGAGCTTTTCAGCGGTCGAGCCAGTGGCGGGCGAATGGGCTATGCCGATGGTGGATCGCCGGAAGACGAAGATACGTTGACCATTGATCCGGAATTGTTGAGCCCTGAGCCCATGGGTCCGACAAAAGGATTTGATCTGGCTGAAGAGCCGATGCCCGAGTCGGATGTTGTGTCTGCTGAAGAGGCTCCCGCCACAAGGCGCGCTCCTGCCGCTCAGAAGCCCGCTGAGCGTGGGTTTGGGTCTATGCTGGGCCTTGATCGCGGAAGACTTGATTCGCTTGCTGACGCCATGATTGCCGCCGGTTTTGGCATGATGGCTGGCAAGTCTCCGAATGCCTTCCAGAATATCGGCATGGGCGGTCTTAAGGGCATCGAGGCTTATCAGGCCGGTGAGGCTATCCGCGCGCGTCGGGAGGGTGAACTCGCCAAGATCAGACAAAAAGAAGCTGAATCTGAGCGTGAGCGGAACTATTTGACTGAATTTTTAGGCGCTCCATCTGCGGAAGCCGCCCCAGTCCGTCCCGTCTCCAGGCAGGAAGGCGCAGATACTGAGCTTGAGCCTCTTTATGATGAGCTGGAGAGATATCAGCGCGGCATTGCAGCGGCTCCCAGCCCTGAAGCTGCTCGACGGCTGAAGCTTCTTCAGGACAATATCAAGTTCAAAATCCAGCGCCTGAAAGAAGCGCAGACACAAAAAGAACGAGCAATAGAAAAAGCTCCTTCAAGCGTCTTTGAAAAGAAGCAGGCTGAAGTGAGCGCTTCTGAGTTTGCGAAGGATTATCAGGAAACACAGAAAGCCGCTGAAGCCGCAAGAAAGAGCGATGTTATTCTTCGCAGCACGTTGGATGCTCTTAATGATCCGACTGTTTATACAGGCGCGGCAGGCGAAACTGTTCTGGAAACCAAAAAGAAAATGGCTGGTTTGATGGACCAGTTCCCGTCCCTCAAGAACGTCATTCCTGAGATGTTGACGCCATCGACATCCGGCATTGCCCAGACGGAAATGCTGAAATCCGGAGCGATCAAGTCTGTTCTTGAGGCTGCGGGCGGAAGGTTTGGCGCTGGCTTCTCCGATGGCGACCGCAGAGCGATGGAAGCCGCATCATTTGGCGTCGGCACATCCAGAGAGGGCAATATCAAAATCATCAAACAGGCTCAGGCTGCGAACAATCGCATCCAGGAAATCGCCCGTATGCAGCAAGATTATATCTCGCGCAATGGCGTTCTTGATGATGGGTTCAATCGTGAGCTTCAGCAGTATGCAAAAGCAAATCCCTTGTTTGACGTGAAGGGAAATCCGGTTGAGGAGGGTAAGGCTCCTCCGGCATCTGCGCAGCCCGAATCAAAACCACGATTTACTCGCGAACAAATTCAGGAAGAACTTCGTCGCCGTCAGGGAGCGCGATAATGGATGATAATGATCTTTCCCAATATTCCACTGAAGAACTTCAGAGAATGTTGGGCGAGCAAGAAGCTCCTGCGCCCACGGGAATTGAGAGTATTCCTGAAGAAGAACTTACCAGAATGGCTCAAGAAACGCAGCCAGCAGAAGGCGACTGGCGTGGCGAAGTAGCTGCCGGCCTTCGTGGCGTTCGTAGGTCTTTGCCGTTTGGACAGGACATTGGCGCTGCCGCTGAAGCTTTTCGGAAAGGCGTGCCATTTGAGGAAGAAAAAAGAGCCCAGGTCGCCAGAGACATTGAGCTGGAAAAACAATATCCAAAATCAACGTTGGCTGGTGAGGTTGGTGGGTTTTTTGTTCCCGGATTCGGTCTTGCTGGCCCGATGGCCAAGGCTGAACAGGCTGTTGCATCCCGGTTAGCGCCCAGGGTTGGTGAGACTGCGGCCAGAATTGTCGGCGCTGGAGCCGCTGGCGCGGGCGCTGGGGCTATTCAGGGCTTCGGAGAGGGCGTAACTCCAGAGGAGCGCCTAAAGGGCGCTACATCGGCTGCCGGTATCGGTGCGCTTGGCGGAGCGGCATTGCCTGCTGCTGGGGCCGCAGTAAAGCGATCTCTTAATGAGGCTGAACTGGCGGCGCAAAGGCTCGGGATTGGGGCTCCAAGATATGTAACCAGCGAAGCCGCCTTGCCAAAAACCACGGCTGCGGCTCTTGAGGCTGTGCCTGTTACCGGCGGCGTTATCCAGAGAGCAGCCAGAGAAGGAATTGAACAGCTTGGCGAAGCAACCGAGCGGATTCCGGGTGTTTCTCCGCTGGTTGATAGATATGAAGCCGGAGCCGCCGCGAAACAGGCGCTGACGGGTTGGGCGGGAACACGATCTGAAAATGTCGTCTCAAAAGCATATGACGCTGTTGACAGATATATTAACCCGAATGTAGCCACGCCTCTCTCAAATACCGCGTCTACTGTCCAGCAAATTGGATCCAAAAATTTGCTTGCCGCTCTCCCGGAAGAGACTGCTGCAACCAAGCTTTTGATGGACGCTGTGACTAACCCGGAGGGACTGACGTATGAGGGAATTAAATTCCTTCGCACGCATGTCGGTCAAAAAATGAAGGATGCGCTTCATACAACGGGTGTCGAGCAAACTGAACTCAAGCAGCTTTATGGTTCTCTCACCAAAGATCTCCGGGATGCGGTAGAAAAAGCTGGTGGTCAGCGCGGATTAAGCGCATTTGAGCGTGCAAATACTCTAAATGCGCAGGTTCAGGCCAAGCGCGATCAGCTTTACAAGATTGTCGGCGCGGCGGGTGATACGCCTCCGGAGGCTGTTTTTGATAAAATATACAGAATGGGAACGGATAAAGGCGGAGCTAATATCGAACTTCTCCGCAATGCCAGAACATCCATTAAAGGAAGCGATTGGGAAGACGTAACATCGGGCATTATCAATACGATGGGTCGTGATGCCGAAAAAGCTTTTTCTCCGGATCGTTTTGTGACTGCCTACGGGAAGCTTTCTGATCGCGGCAAGGATCTGATTTTTGGCGCTGCCGGCAATCCGGTAAGACAAGCGATGGAAGATATAAATCTTCTATCCAGCAAATATGCACAGGCGGCCAAGAGCAGGAATGTTTCAAAGACTGCTCCGGTTCTGCTTGGGGCTGGCGCATTGCTCGGATTGGCGACCGGAGCGACGGGAATAGGCGGAACTGCCGCTGGCATATTGGGAACAATCCCGGTTGCAATGCTTTTGGCCAGCCCAAAAACCGCAAAAACCGTTTCCAATTTCATCAAAAAGCCAAGTAAGTTCAGCTATAATGCTTTATTGAATGCTGCGAGACTTGAGGCTGGGAAACCTGAAGAAGATCGCACGCCGAGGGCTGCTGGAGGAAAGGTTTATCCTGCCAAAAAGCTTAGCCTTATGGAGAAGGCTGCAAGGAAAGCCTTTAATGATATTGCTCTGGAATCGCGCCCTTTGATGGATATGCCGGATGAGGCAATCGTCAAGGCGCTGGATTTGGCGAAAGACAAATGATGATTCATCCAGACGATCACGATGCTTTGATCAGGCTATGCAAGGCGGTTGCGGTCGTATGGATATGCGTTCTTTGCTATAAGATGGGCAAAGATGCTTATTACATAATTAGGTATGAAATCCCATGAACAAGGCTTACTTCTTTGAGCGCGTCAGGCGTTCTGTTTTTGGTGGCAGACTCACGCAAAAACAGGTCGACGGAATGGGCCGCATTCTTGCGTATCGGGATGAGAAGTGGCCTAAAATGCCGGATGCTGAATTGGCATATCTATTGGCTACGACTGTCCATGAGACGGCTTTTACGATGCAGCCAATCCGGGAGATGGGTTCTGCGGCGTATTTCAGAACCAAGAGATATGCGCCGAAATGGATCGGTCGAGGGCTAATCCAGATTACATGGAAATATAATTACGAAAAATTCGGTATTGCCAATGATCCGGATTCGGCTCTCAAGTGGCCGACTGCTCTGGACATAGCATTCCGAGGCATGATTTTCGGAATGTTTACAGGCAAGAAGCTTTCGGATTATATCAAGCCTAACAAAGTTCCGGATTTTGTAGGCGCTCGCCGCATCATAAACGGGACGGACAGGGCCAATCTTATCGCCGGTTATGCAAGATCATTTTTGGACGCTCTGACGCAATCAAAGGAGACGCCTAAATGATGCAGGAAACCCTGAGATTTACTATACTGGCTGCTATGTTTTCGTTGACGCTTGTGGGCATCAGCTTGTTGGCAGCCTGTAGTGAAATGAAATACGCTGAATGTATCGTTCGGGACAATACGCGCAATCCCTGCAATTGATGGAGAATAGAATGTTTAAAAATCTCACTGTTAGCTGGCACACGACTGTTTCCGGCATGATTCCGCTGATTGCCTATGCGCTGAATTATTTCGGCTTGTGGCCCAGCATTATGCCGCTTCCGCCGATCGACCAGGTATGGCCCTTTGTTGTGGCCGTATTGGGCATCGGTGCATATGCCAAAGACGCAAACGTGACTGGCGGAAAGATTAGCCAGGAATGAACTGGCTATCTCTCGCCATCAAGGTTATCCCTGCGATATTATCCATTATTCAATGGCTAATATCCAGGGCTAACGACAAGAAGCTTATTGCAGAAGGCGAGAGACGCGCTATTTTGGCTAATGCAATGATTATTGCCTCCAAGGTTTCTATCGCTAAAAAGATAGAGGAGGAGGCAAAGGCGGACCACATTGCCAATCCTGATAGCGATAACGGTTTTGACGCCGAGTTTATGAGAAAGTAAATATGGATAGCTGGACTCTGTGCATAGGTTTTGTCGTTATGTTCTGTCAGGTTCAGGAAGCTCCTAAGCCTGCAACAGACAGTTATTGCGAGATTTCTAAGCCTATTTATTGGAGCGCATCCGATACGAGGGCAACTAAAGAACAGGTTGACACTCACAATCGGGTTTGGAAAAAGCTATGTCGGACTTCAGGATCGAAATAAGCGAAGAAGCCAAAAATTTAATTGAGGCTATAAAGGATTATATTTCTGTATTTGTTATTCCTATTGCTGGCGGAGCCATAGGCTATGTCGCCGGCAGGCGTAAAGAAAACTCTGAAGCCAACAAATTTGATGCAGAAGCAGATAAATTTTATGCTGAAGCTGAAGCAGCAAAACTGGACAGCATTACACGGCATTTCGAAGCCTTGATTGAAGGCTATGAGACAAGAGTCAAAGACCTTGTGAGTGAGGTTGAGAAGCTCAGAGAAGAGGTTTTGTCTCTTCGCAAGGCGTTAGACCAAAGACCTAGATCAAGATATTAATTGTCGGATTTGCGCGGTTTCACTGGCCCAAATGCAACACCAGCTAACACCAGAACCACGCCTTGTATTGACTCGCACAATATCCCGATGTCCGACATCCGGCTGACGTTGAAGGTGTTAGCTGGTAACTGTCAAATCCTCAGTCTTTTCCGGTTCGATAAGTTTAGCATCTATTTCCAAAGGCTCCCATTCTTCTGAGCCTTCCTTCATAATCTCAAATCTGTGTCCGGCAGATTTGTATTCCAGATGTCCATTCTCATTTAGCTCAAGAGCAAACAGGTTCAATGCTCTCATGCGAATGATCGGCTTGGGCTTTGGCTTTCTTCCTGCCATGTTACTTTACCTCACTGGATGGTGAATAGGACATGTAGTTGTAAACTCCGGGCTTTTTCCCGAATACAACTCTTGGGTGCGTGTTTTTGCATGGCTTCACGCCCAGCTCCACAAGATCCATATATCCCAATGTAGATTCCGGCGTATATTGGCGCTGGACATGGCCCCAGAGACGCGTCCTGATTGGTGTCGGGAGCATGTATAACATTTGCTCGGTTATATCCGGCCTGCGATTGCCGCTTTTCTCTTCATAGGCCAAATGGGCCATGACTTTGGCATTCGGTCCGACGCATACATTTCTTGCAGCCAGAGCCAGAATGCAGGCTGATCTACACATGCCAAGGATTTTAACTTTCCTTCCCTGGTAATTGTAAATCTCCACAGCCCTTTGATATTCATCTACATAGCCGCCTCGATCGTCATGGATCTCTACAGGCGCTGAGCCATATGGTGGGATGGTAAACTCGCCCATAACTACCCCAATGGGTTAGAGGGAGGACTAGCCTCCCTCATTTAACTGTTTACTTTTTGACTGCGGTTTTTGCAGGCGCTGAAATCTTGACGGGCTTTTCAATAAACTCGTCTTCCAGCTTGTTAAGGATTTCAGACATTGTCGTAATGCGCTTGCCGATTTCTTCCTGATTTTTATCGACAAGTGGATAATGTTCAACAGATTTGTCGACTGATTTGGCGTCTGTCAGTTCGTGCAGCAGCCTTTCAATCATGTCCTGTATTCTGGAATCCTTATCCAGAAATGGCATATTCCCGCGTCCCTTTGCAACGCGCGCTTCCTGCACAGCGTTGGTCGAGATAGACCGCATCCGGTCATCAAGGCTGAAGGTATATGAAGGAATGGCGGTGATCATTGTCATTTGTTTCTCCTGTTTCCTATGCTGATTGTGGTTTTTACTCTGGGCTGGTCTTTGTTAACGTAGTTTGGACCTTTGAAATATTTACGCATCGTTGGGTAGACATCTGCGGCAATCGC